GCTCCCGATGCCGGGTGACCCTCGCCAGGGAAGCCGCCTCCTGCCTGCCAGAATAGGAACGCATCGCGGAACCTATAGTCGTTCAGCGCCTCGTACTGGAATAGGTTGGGCTGCTCGCCCTCACCTCCACGTTTGACGTAGTCGCTCCAGAACGTCGCCACCTCTTGCAGCTCAGTTTCGCTGAGCGTCAGGTGCCTCACTTGTGGACCTGGGGGAAGAGGGCATCGGCGTGCCGCACGGCCTCGCCCCAGGCTTCGCCCTTGTCCTGATGCTGCTGGACCTCGACAATCCACGCGGCAGCACGATTGTCCACGTTGAGGTCCAATCCTGCCGAGAGCACCTCGTGTGCGCTGCTGCCCTCGTACTTGCTGGGCACGACGTAGCCCAGCCGGTCGAGCGCCTGTCCCACGATGCACCCAGCGGTGCCATTGTGGTTCGGGTCGCCCATCCGGTTGTGCCGGTAGTTGCAGGTAACCATGGGGCCGACTTTGCCCGCCTCGTTGTGGTAGACGAAATCCGGCTGTTCGGAAGCAAGCTTCCGAATCTCCGTGACCACGTCGTCAAGCGTGATAATCAGAGTGTCACTCACTCTGCATCCCTTCTCTCATTTCCAACCGAAAGCTCTTTTCGGTTGGTATGAGGCGAATCCATCTGGGATTCGCACTCAATATCAGTTGTGGGTAAATCTAAACCGCTGCGGTGGTCCCTAATGGCCACCAGAGCGGGCTCTACGGCCTTCTGCTGCCACGAGAGCATGTCCCCTGGCAGGTTGTACCTGGTGAAGATTTCAGGCCCGCTAAGGCCCGTATAGCGAACACGAAGACCGTGCCCGTCAGGGCTTGCATCATGGCCGTTGTCGAGCGTGTAGAACACGCCTAGATGGTTCTCGTCGTACAGCTCGACAACGAGACCGTGATGCCCTCTGTCGTTCTCTCGCAGGACTTGGTAGCCGGTCATGCGCAGCACTGCCCAGGCGTCCTCCTGAATGTTCAAGAGGAGTTGTTCCTGGGCAAACGCGCTGCCCATCACTCGGTGGTTTCCGACACCACCCGGTATCCGAACTCGGCAAGAGCCTCCTCGTGTGCAGGGGTGTCGCCAGGGACGATGGCCGCATGGCCATAGCCGAACAGAGCGAGCCCCTCATCCAAGGGGTAGCCCTCATCGTCTGACTCCCACACGGCGGTCTCACCATGCTCGTAACCCTCGCTGGCAGGGCACCACGAGCTGGCGAGGTATGTGCCGTCCTCGGTCTCATAGAGTTGGTTGTCCGTGCCCTGGTTGAACACAGGGCCAGGGGTCAGCTCCTTGACGTGCTTGACGGCCTGGAGCGTCTCGGTGTTACTCATGTGCGTTGTCCTCCTCTGCGGGCACGTAGCCCAGCGTTGCCAGTGCTTCGGTGTGTTGTGGGTAGTCGCCCAGGACCCAGCGGTCAGCGGCGAAGAACTCGCCAAAGGGGCCGTGCTGGAAGATGGTGTCGAAGTCGGGTGAACCGTCCTCCAGGGCCGGGAAAACCATCGTCTCCCCAGGCTCATCACCCTCACGCGGAAGGTAGGAGGTGCCGACCAGCAACCCGTCCTCGGTCTGCCACAGCTTGTTTTGGGTGTGCGCCCTGAATGGTGCGCTCACGTCACGCAGGAACGTGACTGGCTTCAATGCGGTTGTGCTTTCGGTCATGCTGCATTCCTTTTCTTCTCTTTGTTCCACTGGGCACGGGTTGTGCCAATGGGTGGGAGCAAACCCTGCTCCCTCAGCTCGTCACGCTTGGCGCGGCGAAGTTCCTTCTTGACCTCGTGAGGCGTGGGAATACCCAGCTCCTTGAGCTCAAGGTTGATCTTGTGCTGAGCCTCGTTCAGCTCACGGTTGCGCTGCTTTTTCACCTGGGCACGGTTCCAAGAGCTCTGGCGTCGAGCCTTGAGCTTGGCGTTACCTATGCGCTTGCTGGCAGGATTACCCTTGCCAGCGCGGTTACCTGGCACTTACTGACCCTTTCCTGAGAGAATGACTGCCTCAATGACCATGTAGGCACATACGCCATAGCCGACTAGAAATGCCAAGAAGAGCCCCAGATCGAAGAGCGTGCGCTTACGCATGGTCGTCTCCGTCAGCAAGAGCGGCGCGGAGTTGGGCCAGCAGGTCGCACACGCTGCACGGCAGGTTGTGCTCCAGGTGGATGTTGTAGACCCCGTGCCCGTAGCCGTCCCACCTATCGGCCAGCGCCTCGACCTTCGCCGCCTTCGCCTGCTCGGCCTGCAACTTCGCGAACACCGCCCGGTACGCCAGCGCCTCCGCAAACGCGTCACGTCGCAGTTCGGCCACCTTCGCCTCGGCCTCTTGCGCCCGCTCCCGCAGCCGTTCCACCTCGGCTTCTAGCAACTCTTCGGCTGTGGATTTAGAAGCAGGCATTGGCCCACTCGTTCAGAGAGACGGTCTGAGGAGTAGCGGCCTCGATGAACCGCTGACGGTCGAACATCGGGTTAAAGCCAGCCAAGGTGTCGGCCATGGCCTCCACGACGTGACGCGGTGCGTTGGACTGCTTCAACGAGGCAGCAATGGCCTCAAAGTGCTTACGCGACATGCCCCATCACCACCAGTCGTAACGCCGAAGGGTGACCATGTGCGCCAACTCCCGGCCTGAGTCGTAGGAATCCAGCTCGGGGTAGTCAAAGGAGGTGGTGCAGTCGGTGCGGAACTCCCGCACGCCCAGAGCGGCGATGCGGGGCCGACGAGCTGCGCTGATTAGGCACCGAACGAGGTGCTTGACTTGCTTACGCGACATGGTGAGCCTCCATCTCTGCTAGGCGCTGAGCGGTTGCTCGGCGCACCTTCTGGGTGATGTGACGCAGTGCGTGCGTGGCAGTGGCGAAGGCCAGGCCGTAGATCACTGCGAAGTACGTGAGAACGAAGAGGTAGGTCACTTGGACTCCTCCTTCTTCTGTGCGGCCTGGGCCTTGAAAGCCATCTTGACCACGTCGCGTAGCGTCATCTGCTCCTCCTTGTTCACGTCCGCGAACGTGATGAAGGCCAGCGCCACGGACGAGATGACAACGAGGCCATTCGTGACGATGATGAGCGTGTCAATCAGCATGTGGGGGGTTCCCCCTTCCCATGTCTGGTGAGGCTTCACAGACCTCACGGTTTCTGTGTGTGCTTCACACAGTATGCACACATCATCAGTGAGATTGCAAATCGTGGGTCCCCCCAAGCAAGCGTCTACGCGACAAGAGCCAGGGAGGGGGTAAACTCGCAGGTCAGCGGCTTGCGCTAGCGGTTCGACCTCTAGCTGCGCGATTGTCCACGGGTTGCAGATTGTCCACGGAGTGCTGCCGGCTCCCGCCGCCCCCCTCCCAGGGGCCTCCCAGGAAACTCCCAGGGTGCCCGAGGGGCCACGCATTATCACCACGCGCCGGCCATCTGTCAAGGGCGAAACCGCACACAACATCAGTCGGCATCCTGTCGAGTCCCGCCCCTTGACTGATGATGCGTGCAAGAGGAGATTGTGAGTGTGGTCAACCGACCGCAGACACACACCAGGAAGACAGGACAGGACAATGGCAACGCTCACACTCTCAGTGCTCGACTCGGACGCTTCCCGCGCCTCGCTCATGTTCGACTACGCGCACGACCCGCGCGGGCTCATGGCAGACCTGCTGTCGGCACTCTCCGAGGCGGGGTACGACGTGGAGGAGGGCGCTTCGGTACCCGAGTCAATCTGTGCCCCGCTCTCCGCCACCATGGGCGCAGCGATGGCCTACGAGGTCTGGCAGCGCGTGAACGCAACGGGAGCAGTCACCGCATACGACTACACCGAGATTCAGATGGCAGCGGAGACGATCACGCACGCCGCAGACCACGGGGACGCTCTCGCCCAGTTCCTCTACGGCTCATCGTTCGAGGAGCTGATCGAGCGCATCGAGTCGTGGGTGCTCGACAACCTCACCGCCGACCTCGACAACGTCGTCGAGTTGTTCGCCAGCGTGGGCGACTTCGACCAGTGGGAGGCCGAGTCCGCAGAGCCCACCACCACCGCCTGAGATATGTCGCGCCTCGCGCAAGTCATCAACGCCTACACCGCACACACACAAGAGACAGGACAGACTGACATGACAACCACCACCGCTACACCTCTCGCCGTGGGTGACCTCGTGAACTACGCAGGACACCGCGCCACGGTTCACCAGCCAACCGCCTCCGATGCCGAGAGCATGACAAACTACGTCCTGCTCAGGTTCGCAGACTCCGAGCACGCGCCCCATGGCGCGTGGCAGGATCGAGGCTACGGGACGGAGGGTCGTTTCTACTGGGTGAACCGGAGCAATGAAGCGCTGGCCCGCGTCGAACCCGAGACCTACGTCCCCCAGATCGGGGACCGCGTCATCGCCACCAAGGGTGGCGATCGCAGGGTGGGCACGGTCTACGCCACCCAGCGTGAGGCCACCACAGACACCCGCGTCGAGTTCGTCTGGGTGGGTGGCACCGCCGAAGCGGGTTGGGACGCAGAGTATCGCCTGACGTCGTTCGACATTCTTCGGGAGTATGGGCCGTCGAGCGTTCGCACCATCTCCGAGAACGTGCCCGAGGACGTTCGGGGACAGTGGTACTACGTGCTCCAGAGCGACACCGTGACGCCTGCCCCAGTGGCCCAGGAACAGGCCCAGGAAGCCACGGAGACGCCCGAGGAGTCGCCCGAGGTGCAATCCCTCAGGGCGCAACTCTCAGCCTCTCAGGAGAGCGTGGAACGCCTGCGCGACACGATCCGCGCGATGCAGCGGGACCTCGCCACCATCGGGACCTCGCTCAAAGAGACGGCTGACCGTCAGGAGTGGTGCGGCGAGTATGAGCGCCACCTGGAGGAGTTGCTGGGGCAACTCTCGACGCACTCGGACGACATTCTCCGCGAGCACGCGGAGCGCGCCCAGGACTACACGGTCCGTGTCACCTACTCCACCACCGTGCGCGCCTCCTCCGAGTCTGCCGCGATCGAGCAGGCCCAGGAGGAGATGGACGGCGACACCATCGTCTGCTATGGCGACTGGGAGGCAGAGGAGGACTGACAAGCCCCGTCCTGTCGAAAGTCATCGGGAGGGAGGAGGCGAGACACGGCACAACTGAACAGAACAGAGAATGGGCACCCTGCAATGGGTGCCCATTCGTTTGCCTTGATGCATATTGACAGTTGCATTCTTTTGTGCTGCGAATTGCATTCAATGTTTACGGTGTCAACATCATTTTGACATCGAAGGTCTATTACTGGTTGATTTGAATTGTCAGTCCACGCCTTTCATTTGACGTCAAACTACCTTCCGAGCGGGCCCATCCTGGGCCCATCTGAGGGCCATTTCCTACACGTTTATAGGCGTTCGCCTAACGCATGAATATGCATCCTATGCGGTGTGAAGATATGCAGGGATATTGTTCGCTAATGCATTAGCTGACGAGCAAGCGTGTTTCATAATTCACACCGATGCATGACTATTCACCCTCGAGAATGCATTTCCTATAAAGATATAGGATTTGACCCGGGGGTTTTTAATTTCGCCATTAGTATTAGAAGTGCGCCAGCCTCCCAGCCCACTCCTGATTCGGATTCGGGTCCTCTCGGGTCCTCCCAGCACGCCAGGTAGCCTACCTAGCTGGCGCGACACGCCGAGCGCGACACGCCGAGAAACGCCCTTCTAGCCAAAAGTGAGACGAAGATCACATTGGCTCCTATCACCGCAGGTCAGGGTACGTGGGTGACGTGGATTTGAGCCTCAGCCGGCCTGAAAACGTCTTGTTACCCGCCAGTAACCAAAAATATTCGATGCCCCTTACCTAGTGAGAAGCAAAAAGCGAGCGAAGCGAGCGCAGCCCGAGCAGCAGCGAGGGCAAGCGAGCGGAGCGAGAGTCGAAGCGAAGCGAGCAGTTAGCTAGTAGATAAGCGGTGTGTACGTTAGATACACACCGCGCTAATAGCAAGCCTATAAAGCCAGTCGGCTTGCTATATATAGCAGCTCCGATTCTTGCGCTTAAGGCTCCAGAATCGGTCACTGGATCGAGAGCGCCGCAGGCGGTCGAGGGGTTTGTCCTCTCCCTTTTCCTGCGGAGAATTATCGGTCACTGGGAAGGTATTTCTTACTACCGCGCACCACGAAATGCCACCCCATTGTCCCACCCCCCTGCGTTCCCCCCGCCGTACTATCCTGAGGTAATTCCTTTATGGCCCGCAAACTGGAAGGTTTAGACCAAGCCGGGGCCAAGAAGGTTGTCCTCCAACAGATCGCTAAAGGGGCCACCGTTGCCGCCGCAATGGAGCTCGTTAATCGGGTCCCCAAGACCTATGAAAACTGGATGGCGACGGATAAGGAATTCCACGCCGAGGTAGACCGGATTCGGGGAAACATTCGTCGCGCAGAACGTGACGACAAGCCCGACCCCACCATTTACTCCCTGAGCTTCGCGGAGTGGCGAGAGCGGTTCCTGCACCAGAAGACGTACCCGCACCAGCAGATGTGGATTGACGTTCTTGAGGGCAGGGAGCCAGACCTTTACCACCCTGCCATCACGTATGTGAAGGGTCATTCCAACCGGGTGGTCATCAACACTCCTCCAGGCCACTCCAAGTCCACCGTCATCACCACGCAGTACGTGGTCTACAAGCTGTGCATGAACCCGGCCTTCCGAGTCCTGATCGTCTCCAAGACGATGGAGTTCGCGGCCAAGTTCCTCCTGTCGGTCAAGCAGTACCTCACCGACCCGGCGTACATGGAGCTCCAGCTCGCCTATGCCCCCTCGGGTGGCTGGAAGCCCGACCGGGGAGAGGGCCGCTGGGGGAACTCGATGATCTACCTGGCCGGTCGTTCCGACCAGGCCGTGGACAAGGCGGCGAAGGACCCGAGCGTGCAGGCCATCGGTATCGGTGGTCACATCTACGGTTCCCGTACCGACCTCACCATCCTCGACGACGCGGTGGACGACACCAACGTCCACGCCTACGCCAAGCAGTTCGACTGGCTGACCCGAACCGTCCTGTCCCGTGGACGTAGCGCGAAGGTGCTCATCGTCGGGACCCGCATCGCCCCGGTGGACCTCTACTCCCACCTGCTCAACGACGACATCTACACCAACGGCAAGTCCCCGTGGACCTATCTCGCCCAGCCGGCTGTGCTGGAGTTCGCGGAGAACCCCGAGGACTGGAAGACCCTGTGGCCCCGCTCCACGCAGCCCTTCGATGAGGCGAGCGAGGATGAGCCAGACGAGAACGGGGAGTTCCCCGTCTGGGACGGGCCGACGCTAGCGAAGGTTCGCTCAGAGAACCGCCCTGCGGTCTGGGCGCTGGTCTACCTCCAGCAGCAGACCTCGGACGAGATGACGTTCAGCTCTGCGTGCGTGTGGGGATCGGTAGACAAGAGACGCCAGCCTGGCCCCCTCCAGGCTGGCGCTCTCGGTCACCCGAAGTACGGCTCCGAGGGTATGCAGATCATCGGGTCGATTGACCCGGCTGGCACCGGCACGGCCTTCATCCTCGTGTATGCCCTGGACCGCCGCACCAAGGAGCGGTACGTCCTCAACGCTTGGATCAAGACCGAGACCCTCCCGAGCTGGTATCAGGACATGGTCAAGCAGGTCACACCCCAGTACGGCGTGACGGAGTGGGTAATCGAGGCCCAGGGGTACTCCAACTGGATTTACCACGACGAAGTAATCATGCAGTTCTGCCAGCAGCGGGGCATCAAGATCACCCCGCACTACACCGGCTCTGGCAACAAGATCGACCCAGACTTCGGGGTGGCGTCCATGTCCTCGCTCTTTGGGACGTTGGTCACCAAGGAGAACCTCAAGCAGTACCACAACGGCGACAACATCATCCACCTCCCGAACCCCGACAAGTCGGCAGGCGTGAAGGCGCTGATCGACCAGCTCGTGACGTGGATTCCCGGCGTCAGTGGCGCGAAGCTGCGCCAGGACGGCCCGATGGCCCTGTGGTTCGCAGAGACCCGAGCGCGCATCTACGTCTCAGCGGGGAACGGTCCAGCCAGGACGCACGCCCAGAACAAGTACCTCTCTCGCCGCGCAGCCGCACGCCAGTACGTAGCTGCGGCACGTAATTACTAAGGCTGCACTTGATTTCCGAAGCTGACCTCGCAGTCATTCACCAGAAGGTGACCGCTCTCCAGCGGCACCACGCGATTCGTGATTTCGCAGCCAGCCAGGTTCGTGCTGTCCGTCATGGGGACTTCGACCAGATCGCCCCCGGCATCTTCCCCCAGGACTGGCCCCGCCCGGTCACGTCCAACATCATCGACAACATGGCCCGCGACTTCGCGGCCAAGCTGGCTCCGCTGCCGTCCATCAACTGTAACGCCTCCGCGACTCTCTCAGACGCGGCCCGCGAGAAGGCCGACAAGCGCACCAAGATCGCCCGCAACTACGTGGTCTTCTCCCGCCTCGCGGCCCAAATGCCCGAGGCGGCTGATGGCTACAACTGCTACGGCATGGCCGTCTTCTGCGTTGAGCCAGACATGAAGGAGAAGCTGCCGCTCATCCGAGCGGAGGACAGCGCCTACATCTACCCCATCTGGAACCGCAAGATGGAGACGGTGGCCGTCGCCAAGGTCTGGTACGCCTACGCGCAAGACCTCCAGGCCGACTACCCGAACCTCCAGGCTGCCATCAAGGAACACCCAGGCGCGATGGTCGATGGGGACCGACTGCGCGTCATCAAGTGGTCCGATGACAAGCAGTGCGTCGTCTACCTTCCCGAGCTCGGGCAGATGGTGCTTGAGTCGTACCCGAACCCGATTGGCAAGTGCCTCTACGTGTGCGTGCCACGCCCCTCGGGCAAGGGCACGACGGGTGAGGTCATCCGTGGTCAGTACGACGACCTCGTGTGGCCGCAACTCGCCCGCAACGAGTTCCAAATCCTCGCGCTGGAAGCAGCCGACAAGGCCGTCAGGGCTCCCATCATCGTGAGCCCCGATGTGACAGATGTTCCATACGGTCCCGATGCAATCCTCCCGACATCGAATCCCCAGGGCATTGGGCGACTGAAAATGGACGTTCCGCAGTCGGCCTTTGCAGCCATGCAATGGCTGAGGGACGACATGCAGCTCGGTGGCATGTCGCCGCCTGCCCGCTCTGGGCAGAGCGAGGGCTCGATTGTCACGGGCGCTGGCGTGGACGCTCTCATGGAGGGCTACTCCACCCAGCTCGCCCAGGGCCAGGAGATGATGAAGTTCGCGCTGGAGCAGGTCATCCAGCTCTGCTTCCTCATTGACGAGAAGCTGTGGCCGAACGAGCGCAAGAGCATCCGTGGTCAGGACCAGGGACTTCCCTACGAGGTGTCCTACGTCCCGTCCAAGGACATTGCCGGCAACCACACCATTGACATCCAGTACGGCTTCCTATCGGGCCTGGATGCCAACCGCAGCCTCATCTTCATCCTCCAGGCTTACGGAGCCGGCCTGCTCTCGCAGGACTACGCCATGCGCAACCTGCCCGCCTCGTTCAACGTGGGTGAGGAGCAGCGCAAGATCGAGGTCGAGCACGTCCGTAAGGCTCTCCTAGAGGGTGCTGTGGCGTCCGCGCAGGCCATTCCTCAGATGGCCATGCAGGGTGCCGACCCGTCCCAACTGATGACTCAGCTCTCTTCGCTCGCCAAGGGTCTCCTTGACGGCAAGAGTGTCGAGGAAGCCGCCGCTGAGGCCTTCGCTCCCCCAACTC